AATTACCCAAGCCAAGCTGGTTATCCGATATCAAAAGAAAATTGTTAATATGGCAGTATCGTTTTTATTTGGTGAACCCGCTAAATTAATATTAAACAACAAAGAGGATAAATACCAGGAAACTTTTTCGCTAATAAATAACGTCTGGGATAAAAACAAATTAGAGTATTTCAATAAAAAACTGGCACGTCGGCTATTTGTGGAAACGAAGGTGGCCGAGCTTTGGTATGTAATAATTGATAACGATAACATAAAACATATCAAGGTAGTTCTATTATGTAACCAAAATGGCGATGAGATATATTCCCACTTTGACAATAACGGCAATATGGATGCCTTTACGAGACGGTATAAATTACTAGAAACAGATGAAAAGACTTATGAGCATATAGATATTTACACTGCTGATAGTATTATTTATGGTATTAAAAAGACAGCTTGGGAAGTTAAAAAGAGTGTAAATTTATATGGCAAGATCCCGGTAATTTATTATGAGCAAGTTGAACCGGAATGGACAGATGTACAAACTGAAATTGATAGAAGCGAAATGCTGATCAGTAAATTTGCCGATACCAACGATTATTTCGGGGCTCCCACATTAAAAATCAAAGGTAAAATTGTCAACCCTCCGGAAAAGGCAGAAGTAGGGAAATTATTACAATTTACAGGTGAGACAAACGCTGAAGGAAAAATAGATTACGGAGATGCCGAATATCTAACTTGGGATCAGGCTCCGGAATCCATTAAATTAGAATATAACACTCTAAAAGATATTATCTTCTCTATGACATCTACTCCTGATCTATCTTTTGACAATGTTAAAGGTATGAATCAAACCTCTGGCGAAACCCTCAAATTTATGTTTTTAGATGCTATCCTAAAAGCAAAAAATAAGGAAGAGATCTTCGGAGAGGGATTGACCAGAAGAATAAATTTAATAAAAGCAATATTATCAATTACCGATATGAAATCTAAAAAGAGCCTAGAAGAATTGGATATATCAATTCAATTCGGGGATGTCTTGCCTAAGAGTGTAACTGAATTAGTGAAATCTTTATCAGTGGCCCGCGGAGGGGATGTAATAATGAGCCAAGACGAAGCTGTAAGACAAAATCCACTTGTGAGCGATGCAGAGGAAGATATTAAAAGAATGGAAAAGGAAAAGGGAGAGACATCAAAATTAGGAGAATCTTATGAAGCCTAAAAGAATAAATCTTGGCATAGTGGGTTGCGGAGTTATCGGAAACAGCCTTGCTGGATTATTAAAAGATATGGGTTATCCGGTTAAACAATATGATCCGGTTAAAGGCCTGATTGATGATATCTCCGAATGCGAAATTATATTCGTATGCGTGCCCACAAAAAAAGACATGAAATTTGAAGATGTTAAAACGGCAGTAAGCTATATAAATCTTAAAAACAAAAAAGGAATAATCACGATAAGATCAACTCTTATGCCAGGGATGATAGATAAATTTATAAAAAGATATAAAAGAGAATTTGTCTATCTGCCTGAATTCTTACGGGAACGGACAGCATTCTTGGATGAAATCTGCCCTGACAAAATAATCGTAGGGACCAGGGGAATAGAAGTATTCGAGATATTTAAAAGATTATTCAAGCGTGTGGTAGACAATAAAAATAAAATAATAATGATGAAACCGGTAGAAGCAGAATTATTAAAGGTAGCTTTAAATAGCTTATATACGATAAAAGTAGTATTCGGGAATGAACTATACGATATCTGTCAAAAATACGGGGCAGATTATTATAAATTATTTGAGGCTTTTAAACTTGATAAATATATTAATGCAATGCACCTTGATCCACTATTCGATGGTTACAGGGGAGCGGGGGGTAAATGTCTTTCCAAAGATATTAAATTTTTGATTAAGGCAGCAAGGAAAAAAAGAATATCTGCCATGGCAGAAGGAATTTTGCCTAAGTTAATGATAGTGGCCGATAAAGAAAATACAAATTTATTGGAGAAAGGGACCTTAAATGGGGATTGAAGAGCAATTTGAAAACAGGAATATGCTGGACATGATCATACGCAACAGAAAAATCGAAGCAGTGTTGAACCAGGCGTCTAGGGATTTAGCAATGAAAACTGCCATTTTTGAATTGAAAAATCCAACTAGAATATCCCAGGGCTCTTTCTATAAAATAAATAAAGGACTGGAAAAACAGGTAGATGTGATCTTGGATAATCTCAATAAAGATATCCAAACCAACATACAAAACGGGATTGTCAGCCATTGGGATATGGCCAATTTAAAGAATAATAAACTAGTGGGGAATTGGGCCGAAGGGATAAAGTTAAGCAAAGATGGTATCCCAGCCTCATTTAATCAATTAAACTTGACGGCACTGGATTCTTTTATTAACCGGACTGAAGCGGGGATGAACCTAAGCGAACGAGTCTGGAATCTAACGAATGGAGCGAAGGATCAATTAGAACTTTATCTTGCTTCGGGAATATCTACCGGAAGAAGCGCGGCAGGGATTGCAGGGGATATTAAGCAATATTTGAATGAACCGAATAGGTTATTTAGAAGAGTTAGACAGGAAGGGAAACTTGTCTTAAGTAAGGCGGCCAAAGGTTATCATCCGGGAGCGGGGATTTATAGAAGTTCTTATAAGAATGCGTTAAGACTTACCAGAACCGAAGTGAACATGGCATATAGAATGAGCGATTATACGAGAAGGCAAGAATTGCCATTTGTGACAGGAATAGAGGTTCATTTATCAGGGGATCATCCTCAAATTGATATGTGCGATGATCTAGTGGGAGAATATCCGAAAGGATTTATCTTTGAAGGGTGGCATCCTATTTGCTTTTGCTATACAACTTCGATCATGCTCAACGAGAAAGATTCTCTTAAATTCATGAAAACCGGAAAGATCGCTGAATCAAATTATATTTCAAAAATCCCTGAAAGAGCAGAGAATTGGATAAAAGAAAATGCTTCTAAAATTGCAGGATATAAGAATATACCATATTTCATTAAAGACAATTTTACAAAGGACTTTATACTTAAAGAAGAGATAACACGAATAAGCATGCCTGAATTTGGGGTCACTAAACCAATTGGACCTGGATTTATGCCCGCAAAGGCGGATATGCAATTAAGGAGAATAGAAGAATTCAACGAAAGGTATGCCGATGCAAAAATAGAACACTGTATTGCGGTCGATAAAGAAGGAAATATCTTGCTTGAAAAATCCGGGACCAAAAATTATGTAAATTTCACGCAAGCAGATTTTGATAAAATGAATGTCAAGAATATGCTATTTACACATAATCACCCTTCCGGGAGCAGTTTTTCCGGTCCTGATCTCAATATGCTGGGAGCTTATGAGAGGGGAACCGAAGTAAGGGCAATAGGAACTCAATACGAATATAGTGCGAAAATAATAGATAGCACAAAGTTTCCACATTCCGGGGCTGAAGTAAAAAGTCTTTATGGAATAGAAAATGGTAGATTACAAGATAAATATCAGACGATTTATGAACTAAGGCGCCAGAGTTTGATAAAAACCGGGGTTGATTATAACGAAGCAGCAAAGTCTGCAGCAAGAGTAATAAGTCAAAGACATACTCATGAGGCGATGGAAATATTTGCCAAGAAGTATGGAATAGAATATAAAAGGTGGGTGAATAAATAATGGCCAAAATAAAAAAAGATAAAAATAAAAATCCTTTTTTGAAACCTGACGGCGGTTTTGATCTTGTTGAAAAATTTGTAGGTATTGATTTTATGCCTTATGAACCGAAGAAGATTAAGAAATCAAAAAAATTACCTGAAAAGGAGAAATAAAATGCCATTAGTGAGATGTCAATCAAATAATAAACCGGGCTGGAAATATGGAGAAAATAATAAATCTTGTTTTACTTATACCGCCGGCAACGAAAAGTCTGAAGCGGCAGCAAAATTAAAAGCAATCAAACAGGGAATCGCGATCAGCAGAGAATCAGGCGAAAAATTAGAGCCATAATGAAAGGAGAAACAATGGGAAAAGCTGATAAAATCATTTCTAAAAAAGACATTATCGTACCCAAAGGAACTATATTTATAAATATAAATAATTCAACAAGTAGATATATGTTTGACAATTATGTTACCGAAATTGAGCTAGATAAAGATACTTGTGCAAGGGTAATAGTAAGCAGCGAAAACAAAGAATACTTTGAATATAAAAAGGAGAAATAAGTGAAAAAGATAGGTTTTTTATGCGCAGCAGGACTTGACCAATTTATAGATCCGATAATTGAAGGATTGTCAAATAGCTATATTACCAGAAAATTTATAATTAGAAATAAACAAGATATATATAATGCAATCGATTATGGGGATATTGTTTGGTTAGAGTGGGCCAATGAAGTGGCAATTATCGGCACTCGATATGAAGGGATAAAAGGCAAGAAAATAATTGTAAGATTACATTCTTACGAAGCCTTTTCTCAACTTCCCAATAAGATTATCTGGGAAAACGTAAATAGATTAATTCTAGTGGCCCCTCATATCAGGGAAATTCTAAAAATACCTATCCCGGGTATCGAGAAGAAAGTTAAAATAGAAATCGTTTATAATGGGATCAACCTAGATTCTATCAAATGGAAAGAAATACAACCCGGATATAACATAGCCTGGGTTGGGTTCATTAATCATAAGAAGAATCCCCAAATGACCTTACAAATATTGAAGAAATTAGTTGATATCGATAATAAATATAAATTGCACGTGGCAGGTTCGTTCCAGGATTTAAGATATAAAATATATCTGGAATACATGATCAAGGAAATGGGGCTGCAGGATAATGTAAAATTCTATGGCTGGATTGATGATATGGGGAATTTTTGGAAAGATAAAAATTTCCTGCTTCATACATCGATACATGAAAGTTTTGGATATGGTATTTTTGAAGCCATGGCCAGAGGAATAAAGCCTATAATCCATAATTTTAGAGGGGCCAAAGAATTATACCGAAAGGATGATATATTTAATACAATTGATGGGGCAATAAACTTGATCCTTAATAAAAATTATTATTCGGATGCTTATAGAAATTGGATCATAGAAAAAGGGTGGACTTTGGAAAATCAGATAAAACAAATTAAAGATATTATAAAGGAAATATTAAGATAAGCATGAACAGTAATTACTATAAAGATTTCGTTGATTCCAAAAAATATTGGGAAAAGAGATATATTACTGGGGGGAATTCAGGTTCAGGTTCATACGGGAAATTGGCGGAATTCAAAGCCGAAGTTATAAATAAATTTATAAAAGAAAATGAAATTATTAAAATTATAGAATTTGGTTGTGGCGATGGTAACCAATTATCATTATTCAAAATTTATGATTATACAGGCCTAGATATTGCGAAAACTGCGATAGTAATATGCAGGGAACGATTTAAGGGAGATAAAACAAAAAGTTTCTTTTTATATGATCCTTATTCTTTTGGGATTGAAAATAATTTTGAAACCGGATTTAGTTTATCATTAGATGTAATATACCATCTTGTTGAAGATGAGATATTTGAACTTTACATGAAACATTTATTCTTGGTTTCTAATAAATTTGTAATTATTTATTCCTCTGATGATAATAATAATTCAATATTTTCATCACTTCATTGCAGGAGTAGACAATTTTCAGAATGGATAAAAATAAATTTACCGAAATGGAAACTAATTAAAGAAATTAAAAACAGATATCCTAATAAATCGAATTCTAATTTTTATATCTATAAAAAAATGGAAGAGAGATTAAAATGCCATCAGGTAGGCCCAATATAATTAGCCCGGTAATTGATTTAATAATGAGAATCAATCCGGATTCTATTCTTGACGTAGGCTCTGGTTTCGGGAAATGGGGTTTTTTGCTAAGAGAATATCTTGAAGTCTGGCAGGGCCGGTTATGCCCAAAAGATTGGAAAAAACGAATAGACGCAATAGAAATCTTTAAGGAATATACTAAATTACCCTGGTATGATATAATTTACAATAATATTTATAATCAAGACATAACTAAAAATAATGAAATATTAGCGAATTATGACTTGATATTATTTATGGATGTTATTGAACACATAAAAAAAGAAGAGGGGCTTAAAATGCTTAAAAAAGCCAAGCATTATATAATATCAACCCCCAATTATATTAGCGGACAGGGCACAATGTTTGGCAATATATATGAGACTCATATAAGTCAATGGTCGCAAAATGATTTTAAGGAGAGTTTGATCATAAACGATAGATGGATAATAGGCTACCAATTACATTAAAAACATAAAGATTCAAGAAGAGAGGCACTCCACGTTCAAATTTGAGGGTATTCTGAAGGATTAAAGAAATTTTATCTAAAATAAATATTCAGGAGGTGAATCAGATGCCATATCCTAATTTTCATTCTTGTAGAATCAAAAGCCCTGGGCTTTTTCAGGATGATAGCTTCAAAACGATTGAGGGCGGAACGAAGGAAGGAAAAGGTCCCAGAGACGGAAAGAAATTGTCTATCATTATCGGAAGATTGAAGGGAAAAACCACAACTACAACACAAGCGTTTCGTTATCCGATAGATACTTGGACAGAATTAACGGCAAGAACACATTGCAAAGAAAAC